GAGCCTTTGAAGATTGTTCTTGACTGTATTGGTTGGAGAGCAGTGAAAGAAAGTTCTTTAGAGGACTTCTTCGGATGACACAAGTTCTATTACCTTTTATTACAGCAATTGTTCTATCAGCAATCGCAGGTTACTATTCGGTAGTAGGACTTGCTTTAATCTTTCCTGGCTCGTATTGGCCAATCATTGTGATGGGTGGTGCATTAGAGGCATCTAAGTTAGTTACTGTATCATGGTTGTATCGTAACTGGAAGACTGCACCCATCTTGATGAAATCATATTACACAGTTGCGGAAGCTTTATTGATGTTGATTACATCAATGGGTATCTTTGGTTATCTGTCAAAGGCACACATTGAATCTACTGTATCAGTTGGTGCCAATACTGTTCAATTGAAGACTCTTGAATCACAAGAAAAGATGACAAGAGAAAGACTTGAGTATTTGATGAAGAGAGCAGGTGACCCTGCAACAGCAAGTCGAAAAATTGATAAGCAAATACAAGAGACTCAGGTTGAGTTGACTCAGATAACAAAAGACAAATTGCCATTGATGACTGAAGAAAATAAATTGATGGCAGATGTTGGTCCTATTCGCTATGTCGCCGAGTTGTTGTATGATAAAAACGATGCCCAATTCATAGATAAAGCTGTAAGGGTGGTTATCTTCATCATCATTTTTGTCTTTGACCCATTAGCAGTTTTGTTATTGATTGCCGCTAATATGACACTAAAGAACTTGCAATCTGAGAAGACACCTGATATAATAGTGAACAAGACTAAGAAAAAGAAAACTGAAACTAAACCTACAAATACGATTGATAACTTCTTTGTTGATGAACACTCAGAAATTATACCAAAAACGCAAATTACTAATATGACTGGAGATTTTAAATGAGCATACTTGAAAAATTGAAAAAGAATTCCTCTATCAAAGAGACAGCGATTCTTTCGAAATCAAAATTCTTTAACAATAAAGATATGATTACTACTGGAGTGCCGATGGTCAATGTGGCATTGTCTGGTAAGCTAGATGGTGGATTGACTCCAGGTCTTACAATGTGGGCAGGTCCATCTAAACACTTTAAAACTGCATTCTCTTTGCTCATGGCAAAATCTTACATGGACAAGTATCAAGATGCAGTTCTTTTGTTCTATGACTCAGAGTTTGGCACACCAATCAAATACTTTGAGACATTTGGCATTGACATGGACCGTGTTCTACACACACCATTGACTGACATTGAACAATTGAAGTTTGATATCATGCAACAATTTCAAGGTGTTGACCGTGGTGATAAACTGATTGTTATTCTAGACTCAATCGGTAACTTAGCATCAAAGAAAGAAGTTGATGATGCACTTGAAGGTAAGTCTGTTGCAGACATGTCTCGTGCAAAACAAGTGAAGAGTTTGTTTCGTATGATTACTCCACACTTGAATCTAAAAGACATTCCGATGATTGTTGTGAATCACACATACAAAGAGATTGGTTTGTATCCTAAAGATATCGTTGGTGGTGGCACAGGCTCCTACTACTCTGCTGATAACATCTTCATCATTGGCCGTCAACAAGAAAAAGATGGTACAGAAGTCACAGGTTATAACTTCATCATCAATGTTGAGAAGTCTCGTTATGTGAGAGAGAAATCAAAGATACCAATTGCAGTTTCATTTGAAGGTGGCATTCAGAAATTCTCTGGTCTACTTGATGTTGCAATGGAAGGTAAGTTTGTTGCCAAACCAAGTCCTGGTTGGTATGCAAAAGTCAATCAATCAACTGGTGAGATTGGTGACAAAGTTAGATTCGATGCAACTCAAACCGAAGCATTTTGGAAAGACATTTTATCAAATGAATCTTTCAAAGAATATGTGAGTAAAAAATATGAGATATCTTATGGAAGTATTCTCCAAACTGAAGAACTTGTTCATGCCGAAGCCGAAGACGCTTGAAGAAGGTGTAGACTTTAAATTCTTTGAAGCACCTGAATGGACTGGTGTTACAATCCTACAAGGTGACTTCAAAGGTGTAAAGTATCACTACGGAAAGACATGGATAACCGACCAAGATGTTCAGGCAAAATTATCGTATGAATATACTGTGGATTATCCAGGTGAACATTCATACGAATCATTGCAATCAAATGAAAAATTTGCTACAATGATGGGTGACATCCTTGTGCTGTTGCTTGAACAATATATTTTAAAGGAAGAAAATGCATCGGTTGGAACTTACGATTCTGAAGAATCTAATCTATAGTGAAGAATTTACACGAAAAGTTCTGCCATTCCTAAAGCCAGAATACTTTGGCGACAATAATGAGAGAGTTGTATTCAAAGAAATATCTGACTTCGTTAATGAATACAACAATCTTCCAACGCATGAATCTCTTGTAATAAACTTAACTGAGTCTAAGAAACTCAAAGAGGAAGAGGTTCGTTCTGCGAGTGGCATTCTCGAAACAATCAAAACAAACAAAGATGAGCCAACTGAAAAAGAATGGTTGGTAAAGACTACAGAAAAGTTCTGTCAAGATAAAGCAATCTACAATGCAGTACTAGAGGCGGTTTCTGTTCTTGATGATAAGAGTGGCGCAAAGAACAAAGGTGCTATTCCAGAGATGCTTTCGACTGCACTTGGTGTTTCGTTTGACCCAAATGTCGGGCATGATTATCTTGAAAACTCTAATGAACGATTCGAATTCTATCATCGTAAAGAAGAACGAATTGCATTCGACCTAGACTTCTTCAACAAGATTACAAAAGGTGGTCTACCTAACAAGACACTTAACATTGCACTTGCTGGTACTGGTGTTGGTAAGAGTTTGTTCATGTGTCATGTTGCATCTGGTTGTATCTCTGCTGGTCAGAATGTTCTCTATATCACAATGGAAATGGCTGAAGAAAAGATTGCTGAGAGAATTGATGCAAATCTTTTGAATGTACCTATCAGTGACTTGGCCTTGATTTCAAAGTCTGATTATGATAGACGATTCTCTGCACTGAAGTCAAAGACTCAAGGTAAGTTAATCATCAAAGAATATCCAACAGCGGCCGCATCTGTTCTGCACTTTAAAGCATTGTTGAATGAATTGAGATTGAAGAGAAATTTCAGTCCTGATATCATCTTCATTGACTATCTGAACATCTGCTGTTCTGCACGATTGAAACATGGTGCAAATGTGAATAGTTACTCATATATCAAAGCAATTGCAGAAGAGTTGCGTGGTCTTGCTGTTGAAGAGAATCTGCCGATTGTATCAGCTACACAAACAACAAGAAGTGGTTTCTCAAATACCGATCCAGGACTTGAAGATACTTCTGAATCGTTTGGTCTACCAGCGACTGCTGACTTCATGTTTGCTTTGATTTCTACTGAAGAACTTGAAGCCTTGAATCAGATTATGGTAAAGCAATTGAAGAATAGATATGCAGACCCAACAATGAACAAAAGATTCGTTGTTGGTGTTGACAAATCGAAGATGAGATTGTATGATGTTGAACAGTCTGCACAAGAAGATATCTCTGACTCAGGTCAGAATGCACCTGATAGACCACTGAACACATTTGGTAATCGTGAAGGTAAATTTAACAAAAAATTTGATGGGTTTAAAGTATGATAAACTGTGTAAGATATTATGATGATACACTTGATAAAAACAAATGTGCTGAAATCATCAAGAGATTCGAATATGATACCGATAGGCACATTCAGACAGAGTTAGAAGGTCACCGATACTTCACTGAATTGAATATCTCAGCATATCCTGATTGGCAAGACATTCACAATATGCTTTTGGATGAGATGCAGAAGTATTTGAAAATTTACAAGTATGACTTGAACCTTGATGATAAAGTCTGGCCAGAAGAACTTGCATGTGAACAGTTTCGAATGAAGAGATATCTGCCTAACTATAAAGATGAATTCAAACTTCATGTTGATGTGGGCAATGCCGCTTCCGCTCGTAGATTTCTCGTTTACTTCTGGTACTTAAATGATGTTGAAGTTGGTGGTGAGACTGCTTTTCAGTGGAATAGTACTTCTGAAACGACCAGCACTGTTAAACCAGTCGCAGGCAGATTGCTTATGTTTCCACCTATGTGGACATATCCTCACGCAGGTCTGAAACCTATGAGCGGACCTAAATATATCATTGGTGGTTATTTGCATTACACTTAGGAAGTATATGAAAGTCGTAGAATTTGATTCAAGTAAAAATGAAAAAAAGACAAAGCAATATATGCTTGACATTTTAGAAGAAGTTAGAAAAAGTATTGAAGATGGTACGATTAAAGAATATCTTGTAGCAACTATGGATGCAGATGCTGAGATAACTCTATATGGACACACAAATGATTTTGTAGGTACAATTGGAATGCTTGAGACTGCTAAACATAACATGCTCATGGAGAAGATGTTAGGACCCGATTGATATAAATAGGTCATTAATTGGGAGATATTAATGGCTTTAAGTACAGAAGAATATTTAAAAATAGGCAACTTTTTTAATGAAGTGTTATCACAGTACAACTACCATGTTGCTCCAATTGCTCCTGCCGGAAAACCTGGTAAAATTATTAAATCAGTCAGAGAATATAGATTGCAATTAATCAATAAAAATCAAGACACATCTGAAAAATTAATTTCGAGTCTTGGAAGTATATTGCAAAACGCATCTAAAGATATAACTTCAGTTCAATACAATAAAATATCACCAAACAGTTCTAAGTTTCCAAGCTATGGTTTTAAATATCAAGGTCAAAATTTTGATTTAGTTATAGGTAGAGGTGCTAATAAAGGTGAGAATTTTGAAACAAACACCGTAACAGGATTAGCCAGTGCTTTCTCCACTAGTAAAAGTAGCAGTGATTATTCAGATGTGATAAGACAATTGAATGAATCTAATAAAGAGTTTGCATCTGTTGAAATTAAATCTGTTACACAAAGAAAAGGGTCGACCAAGAAAGAAGGAGTTCCAATAGAAAAACTTGGAGCAATTATTGGCGACATTGTACTTACAGATACAACAAATCATAATTGGTATGTTTCGTTGAAAGATGTTAATGGTGATACATTCAGTTCTTATTCAGGTGCCGCATCTCTGTTTGATATGAAAGGTGAGTTACAACCAAAATCTGCTGGCGCAGAATTTTTGAATGCGTTTGGTGTTGACTTGAATGAAATACAAGCAGGATTTGATTTGCGTAATAATAAGAAGGTGATTCGTAAAAAGATTAAAGTTGAAAAAGCAAATCCACAAGAAATAAAAAAGATATTTGAAAGAGCATGGGGTATGAATTACTACTATGTTAGAAAGATACCAAATGGTTGGAAAGTATTTTGGATGGATAGAAAAAAATTGAATGACTTTGCAAGCAATATTACAGTAACAGACATAAGATATCCAACTTTAAAATCTAAACAGATAACTATTTACTGCGGCAACAAATTTCAAAGCTACATAATTGAATTAAGAAATTCAAAAGCCGGTGAATACCCTAACGACACTAAATTTAAAGTA